ACAGCAGTTGCAAATAGAGATTCAACAGATGGATCATTCAGTTTAACTGGTACAATATCTGGGTCAGACGGAAGTAGTCAGCCTTATTCAGTAAAGCCAGTAAATGACGGAACTGGTAGTTTAGTAACAACAGACCACACAGGAACAAGATCAGCGAGTGCTTTTTAAATGCCGATAACAAAACTAAAATTTAAACCAGGAGTTATATCTGACATTACCTCTGAAAGTAATGAAGGAGGTTTTATTGATGGTGACAAAGTAAGATTTAGATTTGGCTTTCCAGAAAAGTTTGGTGGTTGGGAAAAATATAGTCCTAACAGCTATCAAGGATCAGCAAGACGATTACATAACTGGGTTGCTCTTGACGGCTCTGATTTCATGGGTATCGGTACACATCTCAAGTATTATATAGAAGAAGGTCAAACCTTTAATGATATTACACCTGTAAGAAACACAACAAGTGCAGGTGACGTAACCTTTTCTGCAACTAATGGGTCAACAACAGTAACTGTAATAGATCCGGCACATGGTGCAAACGTAAATGACTTTGTAACTTTTTCTGGTGCCGCCACTCTAGGTGGTACAATAACAGCTACAATATTAAATGCAGAGTTTCAAATTGTATCTTTAATAAGTTCTAACTCTTATACAATTACATCTTCTGTTGCAGCAAATGGTTCTGATACTGGTAATGGTGGCGGTAGTATTGTTGGCACATATCAAATAAACACAGGTCTGGACGTTACAGTTGGTGGAACTGGATGGGGTGCAGGACAATGGAGTGGTACAACATCTGGTGCTTTAGCAACACAACTCAACGAAGCCTTAGATAATAGTGAAACTGCTGTTGATGTAGATGACGAAACGGGTATGAACACAGCTAATGATGTTATCTTAGTTGATAACGAACTCATGCTTGTATCGGCAACCACGGATGACAATACAATGACCGTAGCTCGTGGACATAGTGGCACGGATGCCGTTGCTCACGATGACAATACACTCGTAAGATTAGCTGTGGGTAACGAAGATTCTGCCAATGATTTTGTTGGATGGGGTAATGCAGCGAGTGTCACGGTTTCTGGTGCACAGATTAGATTGTGGTCACACGATAATTTTGGTGAAGATATAATTATAAATCCAAAAGATAGTGGCTTGTTCTACTGGGATAAAACAAATGGCTTAGCAAATAGAGCGGTAGAATTAAGCACGATTGGTGGTACAAAGACTAGTGTACCACAAGTGGCTAAACAGATACTTGTATCTGACCAAGACAGACATGTAATTGCTTTTGGTTGTGATGGGTTTGGAGCTACTCGCACCACGGAAAAAGGTAGTGGGGTACAAGATCCATTGCTTATTAGATTCTCATCACAAGAAAATCCTATTGATTGGTTTCCGACTGCTACAAACACAGCAGGTGATTTAAGACTTGGTGGTGGATCAACCTTTGTTCAAGCCGTAGAAACAAAACAGCAGATCCTTGTGTTTACTAATAAAACATTACACGCCATGAAGTTTATAGGTCCTCCATTTACATTTGGCTTACAAGAACTATCTAAGAATATCACAATCATGAGTCCATTTTCTGCAATAGCTGTTGAGGATGCTGTGTTCTGGATGGGTGTAGACACTTTCTATGCGTATGCTGGTGGTCAAACAGTTCAACTGCCATGTACTGTAAAAGATAAAGTATTCTTAGATTTTAACTTTGAAGAACGAGACAAAGTTCATGTAGGGGTTAATTCAGAATTTAGTGAAATATTATGGTTCTATCCAACTAAGTCTAGCACAGAAATAGATTCGTATGTTGCTTATAATTATCAAGAAAAGGTTTGGTATTATGGAACACTAGCTCGTCAAGCATGGCTTGACAGAGGTATAAGAACATTACCAGTAGCAACTGGTGGACAATATTTATATAACCAAGAAGTAGGTTACGATGATGATGGATCTGCTATGACATCTTTTATTGAATCAGCACCTATAGATATAGGTGACGGAGATAAATTTGTTTTCTTAAAACGAGTTATACCAGATATAACTTTTGACGGCTCAACTAGTGTTAACCCAGATGTATCATTTACAATGAAAGCCAAGAACTTTCCGGGGTCTAACTTTAATGAGACAACAGAAGGTAATACACAGAGATCTGCAACAAGTCCAATAGAGCAGTTTACAGAAAAACTAGATTATAGGTTGCGTGGTAGATCTTTTGCTTTAAGAATAGATTCTACCTCACTAGGTACAAAATATAAGTTGGGCACACCAAGAGTTGATATAAGACAGGATGGTAGACGATAATGTTAATAACCAGTATTCCTCAATATATACAAGGTCTAACAAATGCGAAGGTTGATCTAACAACAACTGATGCTACAGTTTTGTATACGGCACCTAGTGAAGCAGACTTTAATGCGTCTGTTATTAATTCTATTTTAGTATCTAATGATTCTGGTAGTGCCGATACAATAACAGTTACTCTCACGAGTGGCAGTGATGTTTTTAGTTTATTTAAAGTCAAAGCAGTTGATGCAAATACAACAATAGAATTATTGACAAATGATTTAATATTAGAGAGTGCAGAAATTTTAAAAGTAACAGCAGCAACAGCCGATAGATTACATGTTGTGGCAAGTATACAAGAACTATCGAAGACAAGAGTGACAACAAGTGCGTTAGCACAGATATAGGATTGAAAAATTAACAATTACTTGGTATTATAAGCTATGGGTATATTTAAGAACATCACTAAGACACTAAAGAAAGCCGCACCATTGATTGGTAGTGCTATTGGTATGTACTTTGGTGGTCCAGTGGGTGCATCAATCGGATCGGGGATCGGGTCTCTTGCATCAGGTAAAGATGCAGAAGAAGCTTTGAAGAATGCAGCACTTGCAGGTGCCACAACGTATGCAATGGGTGGTAAAGATTTTGGAAAAGGATTTAACTTTAGTACGGCTGGGTCTCCTTTTAGATCGCCAGTAACCACAGACGTTGTTACGGGCAATCCAATTAAATCAATTGCTAAGTCTGGTTCGAGTGGTATCATAGATATGATTAAAAACAATCCTAAAACAGCTCTTGCTATAGCTGGTACTGGAATAGCTGGATTATCTGGTATTGATGATGAAGTATATACGCCTAAAGAACAAAGGGATTATCCAGTGGGCAAAACTAGATTAGGGTATGGACGAATTGGAGATACACTGTATAATTTAGATGACGAAGAAGAATTAAAGAAGTACCAAAAAGATAATAGAGAAAGAACCACGGGAACCGTTTATTCTGCGGCAGGTGGCGAGGTCAACGGTCCAGGATCGGGAACATCAGATTCTGTGCCTGCTAGATTATCAGATGGTGAGTTTGTCTTAACTGCAAAAGCAGTCCGTGGTGCAGGTGGTGGCGATAGAAATGTTGGAGCCGCAAGAATGTACGACATGATGTCACAATTAGAAGGAGCCGCATAATGGCAGATCAAACAGTAAGTCAAGAACAAACCGTAAGGTTAGCTCCTTTTCAAGAAGAATTTCTTGCCGATATATTTTCAAGTGCAAAAGCATTAACGGGCACTGGCTCGCAAATGCCTTATGCCGATCAGCAATTAGCTGGTCTTTCCGATGCTCAAAAACAAGCAATATCTAGTGCAATGCAAGGTGTGGGTGCTTATCAACCTTATCTTCAACAAGGATCTCAAGCTCTTGGAACGGGGATCGAGGCTCTTGGTACTGGACTCGGAACTATAGGTTCTGCAATAGGACAAGCAGGACAAGCAGATTACACACCTACTTCTTATCAAGAATTTATGGATCCTTATACAGAAGATGTTATCGCAACAACACAAGCCGATATAGCTAGACAAGGAGCAATGCAACAAAATCAATTAGGTGCAGGTGCCGTGGGTGCAGGTGCTTTTGGTGGATCAAGACAAGGTATTGCACAAGGTGAAATAGCAAGAAATGTTATGGATCAACAAGCTAGAACTGGGTCGCAGTTAAGGTCTCAAGGTTTTGCTCAAGCACAAAGTGCAGCACAACAAGCAGCACAACAACAATTAAGACAAGCTCAACTTACTGGTCAGTTGGGTCAATCAACTGGTGCTCTTGGTCAAACTATAGGACAACTAGGAACGGCAACAGCTGGTTTAGGGCAACTAGGACAACAAATGGGTGTTCAAGATGTAAACTCACTATTAGGTGTTGGTGCACTTGGTCAAGGTCAAACACAGAAAGAACTTGATGTGGCAAGAGCAAACACACTTGCACAACAAGCATTACCTTATCAACAAATTGGTTTTATGTCTGATATCTTTAGAGGTGTTCCAGCGTTACAACAAACTTATTCAACAACCACGACTCCTGGTCCAAGCACGGGTTCTCAAATATTGGGTTTAGGTATTGCAGGTTTAGGTGCCGTAGGACAAGCGGGTGGCTTTCAGAACATGTTTGGTACACCAACGAGGACATCATAAATGAACAATCCATTAGATAGAAAAATGTTCCGTCAAGCGGGTATGTCTAAACAACCTATGGGTATTCTTGCATCATCGCCAGAGTTAATGGGTGCAGTTAAAGGTTATAAAAATGGTGGTATTCAAATACCTTTTTATGGTCAAAGAAAACCACAGAGTAAATACAATCTAGGTTCTATAGATGACAATCTTCAACTTATTCAAAATGAAGCTCTAAAAACAGAATTTGGAGATGCTTTTGGACCTAAAGAAACTAAAAAAGTTTTTGGTATTGAGCCTAACGTAGCAGTGCCTCCTAAAACTAATATTAACGATAGCACTAAAAAAATTATAGAAACGTCTACCGATGGCGATAAAGATAACTTATTCAATGTTAAAAAAGTAAGACCTTCATTCCCAGGTAAAAAAGATAGCGATACAGAAACAACTAAATCAAATGTATCAGCAGATACTTTATATGGTGGCGTATCTAAGAAGATAGAAGATGAAGCGGAGCTTATAAAAGTTGCTTATGATAAAGTTAATAATAACATTGCCAATCTAAAAACTGCAGAGTTTCTAGGAACAACATATAATAAAGAAGTTGCTAAACAACTTGAATTATTACGAAAAGAAGGTAAAGAGTTTTCAATTGCCGATGCAAAAAAAGTTGCAAAGGAAATGGGTTTTTCTGATCCAGAAGAATTAGACAAGCAATATGGTGAAGATAGAGAAGCTTCTTTTTGGTTAAATATGATGAAGGCTGGAGCGGCAATGGCTGCAGGTGGCAGTTCTAATACACTAACAAATTTTGCAAAAGGTTTTACTGTTGGATTGGAAGGCTATGGAAAAGATACGGGTGAATTAAGAAAAGAATTAAGAGCCGATAAAAAAGAAGCATCTAAAACAATATATAATTTGTTAAAGGATGGTAGATCAGAAGAACTCGCTAAGAGAGCTTTGGATCTTCAAAAGTCTGCGGCTATAACCAACATTTTAAAGACAGAAGTTGGAGACGAAAAAGAAAGACTTACAAATGAAGTTAATAATGAAGTGGCGAATAGAAAGCTAACCATTAGTTTATACAAAACTTTTGCAGACATGAATTTTGAAGCAAAGAAATTTAATGTAAGCCGTGATGATTTTAATAAATCTATTCAAATGGCATACGCTAAAATGATGCCAGATGATTTAAAGATTTTACAAGCAGCTGGTCAAATAACTGTTATTGATCCTAATAAGCCTCTTACACCAGATAATATAAAAGCTACACCAGAGGGTGAGAAAAATATTGCAAATATACTAACCAAGACTTTTAATGGTAAAATAACAGACAGTAGATTTAATCAAACAACCGCTGGAGACAGAGGTGTAACATCTTCTGGGATAGATTTAAAAACAGGTAACGATGACTATAATTCAAGATTAGCAGGTGATGCAATAGTTACTTACAACAAAACAAGAGCAGACACTATTAAAGCAGCAGGTGGTGTTGAAACTCCAATGATTGCAAATCAAGACATACAATTTGCTAAAGTTAACAACGGTAAAATTGACTTTTCAAAACAAACAAATAGAATGAAACAGATCTTTACAGATCAATCAAAGGGGCAAAGTTTAGTGGATTTAAACTCAGACATATTTATTAATTATACCTCACAGTAGGATTACAAATGCCAGAGTACATAATAGATGGTAAATCTTATTCTTTCGCTGACGAAATAGGACAAGAAAAAGCCGAAGAAATTATTGCAAGAGGGCAAAAAAATGCTTCTGGTGGTTCAAGTACATACGAAGGTTTTTTTACTGAAGCTGGAGAAGGCGTAGCCTCTGGTGTAGCTAATATTATAGAAGGTGTTACAACCTTACCGACTCTTGCCGTTGATTTAATCGCTGGAACAAACGCAACCGAAACAGTAGAAAACTGGTTTGAAGAACAGAAAGATGCTTTAGGTATTGATCCAGAAGGAGCAGCTGGTAAAGTCACCGAAGCTCTTGTACAGTTTGGTATCCCAGGAATAGGTGCGGCATCTGCCGCAGGTAAAGCAGGTCGCCTTGCTAGAATTGCTACTGGTAAATCAAAGATAGGTATAAAAAGTGTTGGTGCTAAAGATGCTAGGCAACTAGGTCAGAAGTATGGAAACGTAGTAAAAGGAAGAGCATCTGCCTTAACAAGGTCACAAAGAGCAGGTGTCGTTGCTCAACAAGTTGCAGCCGCAGGTTTAGCTGATGCAATTGTATCTACTGATGGCACACAAACAATAGGTGATTTCTTTGAACAAGGTCCGACTAGCACAAATGATGCAGTTGGTTATGAGGGCAGAGATAAAGCATTTCAAAAGATATTGAATAAAGTAAAGGTCGGTGTAGAAGGAGGAGTAGCTACTGCTATTTTGCCTCCAGTTGTAGGAGCTGGACTTAAAACAGTATCCAAGGTTGCAGCTATACGACCTTTTGAAGGATTAGGTTCAAGTACAAGTGTTCTTGACATTGCTAGTGGTTTCACGATCCCCGCAGCACGGAAGGGTTTTGAAGTAGCGGGTAAAAAAATAACCGGAGCTAAAGAAAAAGTTTTAAAACAACCAGATGATTTAACAACTTTAGATAAAGTTGTTGGCTATGGTGCTTCAATGCTCACATATGGTGGCTTTCTAGACCCAATAGTAGCGAGAGCGAAATCGTTAGTTAATCCAGAAATAGAAGGTGCAACTAAACAAGCTACAGATAGAATTAAAAATATCGATAAAAAAATTAAAACTGTTTTAAAAACTAAACCATATAGAAATTTACCAGAAATAGAAAAACAAAAATTAGTTGATAACTTTATGGATATTTTGGAAGGAACAAATCCAAACAACATCAAAGAGCTACCAGATGAATTAAAAGATCTATACGTTGCAGCCAAAAGAGACATTGATAATCTTTCTAACAAAATATTAAACTCTGCTGCTTTTAAAGCTTTGCCCGAAGCTAGTGCTAACACTAGAGAAATGACTCAAGAAAAATTTAAAAAACAATTACAAGAGAACATAACAAAAGGTGGATATCTAAGAAGACTATATAGAGTTTTTAATGACAAGGACTATGTCATCAAACCCGAAGACAAAAAAATTATTTTTGATAAGATTGCATCGGGTGAGGGTGTTAACTATGGTCATGTAAAAGGTCTTCTACAAGATACTGCCTTTGCAATTGATGATGCTCAGATGGCTCAATTAATGAGTGGAACTGCTAAACTAACGGACAGACAAGCAAAAGCATATGTTGATAAGTATCTTAGAATTAATAAAGAAAGAGGAGGTAAAGCAACCTCTGGAGCTATTAGTAGAATATTTAATGTTAGATTAGACACTAGCCTTTTAGCTAAAAGAAAAGTAGACGATGAAATACAAAGATTGATTTTAGGAGAGATAAGAGATCCTAGAGAAGCTTATGTTGCGACTGTATCAGAACTTTCAAACTTCATAGCCTCTGATAAAATGTTAAACACTTTTAAACAAAGTGTTGACGCAAGTATTGCATCAACTATTGCTAGAAATGCAGAAAATGTAGCTAACAATGTTAGAGGTGCAGACGGAGAGATAGTACAAGAAGGACAACTATTCTTCAAAATGGATGATGAAATTTTAAAAATAGTAAAAGAAAATCCAGAAACACTTAGAGATTCACTAGCCAAAGCAAAAATAGATAATGCAGATGATCTTACTTCTGTCAGTCAGTTAGACTCCAATGTTATTGCAGACGCAGTAGAGATATGGCAAGGAAGAAATGCAGGCTTTGAGATTTTAGGTCGAACTCTGGAGACAGCAGGAAGAAGAGCTTCTGATCCAATGGCTAACCCAACTCAAAGTGTGTTTGGAACTATGTTCGGTTACGCTATTCCAAGAGCCATGTATAATAACATGTCATCTAAAGTATGGGCTGATGGGGATGCTTTTCCGACAATGCTTCGCTATCTATATCAACCTATGATGAAATTAAAAGGCTATTCTCAATACGCTAAAACAATTTTATCTCCAATTACTCAAGTTAGAAACGTAACATCTGCCGCTATGTTTGCTTTAGCCAATGGTAACTTTGGTAAAGGTGCAAGTTTAGGTACGTCTGTCAATGTTGTTCTAAGGGACATAATTGATAAAGAACTTAAACTAGGTGGTAAAACTTTTGATAGTATGAAGATGAATGATGAGGTTTTAGATTTTTTAACAGAGTTGCAAGAACGAGGTGTTATCGGTAGTTCGGCTCAACTTAGAGAGATACAAGACAACCTAAGAAAAGGTATGGGCTACGACAGACAAGACAAAGCATCTTATGCTGCTAGAGTTGCAGCAGGTGGTGATGAAGTAACTGCAACTAGACAAAACCCAGATTTTAAGGCAACTGAAAGAAGTAAGTTAGGTCAATTCTTTAGAACACCTTTTCAAAAAGCCGAAGACTTATATAAAGGTGGTGATGATATTTGGAAGATATATAACTATACTTTCGAAATGAATAAGTTTCGTAATGCCAGACGAAAAATACAGAATGCAGAAATAAAAAAAGCTAAACAAAGCAGTGCATATAAAGCAGCAGAAGGTAATAATGAATTACAACTAAAGATAATCGGTGACGCTACAAGATCAGCCGATCAACAATTTGCTAAACACATTGCTCCTGGCGAAACACTTGAACCTAAGATGTTTGAGGAAAGATTAAAACAGTTCGCAGCCGACAATGTTCGTAATCTTGTACCCAACTATGAATTAGTTCCAGAAGCCATTACTGGTTTAAGAGGACTACCTTTTGGTAACTTTATAGCTTTCCCAGCAGAAATATTAAGAACTGGTTTTAATATAATGGATGTGTCCATGAAAGAACTAGCCAGTAACAATGCCGCTATAAGAGAACTCGGAGCAAGAAGAATGATGGGTGCTATAACTTCTTTCGGCTTATTGGGTAATGGGCTACAAGAATTTGGTAAAATGATGACGGGTACTAGTTCAGAAGAGATAGATATTATAAATAGACTAGCTGCTCCTTATCAAAGAAATGCTCAATTCATACCTATAGGTAAAGATGAAAAAGGTAACCCAGAAGTTATGGATTTTAGTCACACTAATCCATATGATATGTTATCAAAACCTTTAAACACTATGCTTAGAAGTCTAAGAGAAGGAAGTCGTTTAGATCAAGGTGGTATTGAGAAAACAAGAAACGCTATGTTCGAAACAATAGGTGAATTTTTTGAGCCATTCTTTGGTGTATCAATGGTCTTCGAATCTTTCTTAGATATCATGCCAAGAGGTAGTGGAGTCGGAAGAGGTGGAGAAACAGTTTCTGGTGCCAAAGTATATAAACCAGAAGACACTATTGGAAAGCAATTAGAAAAATCTGTCATACATGTAATAGACACTCTTCTACCGAATGTTGTTGGTGCAAGAATTCCAGTAGGAGCAGATATAGGTTTATCTGATTTTAGTTTTACACCAGTAAAAAGTATAGAAGCAGGACGTTTTGTAAGAGGTGCTTTTATGGATGCCGATTCTGTTGAACCTACAACAGGTAGACAATATACAACGGGTGGTGAGTTGTTCAGAGCCTTTACTGGTTTGAACAGTCAGATAATAGATAGAGAAAAAGTGTTAGGTTTTAAATCTCAAGAATTTAAATCTAAAAGATCTGGAGCAGCCACTCTATTTAACGATGTTTTATTTTTAGAAAACCCATCTCAAGATACATTCGTAGAAGGATATGTCAGAGCAGACAATGCTAGATTAAAAGCATTTAGAGAATTAAAACTTGATGTTGATGGTTTACAAAAACTTGGTTTAAAAGATTATGAAATAAGAAGAATAATGAAAGAAAAAGGTCTTGGTAAAGATGAAATAAATTCTGTTATGAATGATATGTATAGATCTTTTAGACCTTCAAAGGAAAAAATAAAACAAGTAAATAGAAAAGGATTAGATTATCCGTATACTGCAATACAAGACTTAATTGACTTGAGGGATTTTATGCAAATAACTCCACCAGAGCCTGTGGATCCACCTGAAGAAAAAAAGAAAAATCCTTTAGATTTATCAAATTTAAGTATACAAGAACCCAATGTTAGTAGTAATGTAAATCTCAAAACACAACCTTTAAATGTTTCTTCGTTGGATCAAGTGATTGCTCCTTCTGTGAATGTAGCAAGTACGGCTAGAAACAGTCCTAGTTTCTTAGGAAGCAATCCAACAGACATTGCGAAGAACATGGATATTGCTAGGAGAACAGCGTGAAACTATCAGACAACTTTTCATTAACAGAATTTACTAAATCACAGACAGCTGAAAGAAAAGGCATAACTAATAAACCTAACGAAATACATGTTATGGCTATGGAATCTTTATGTCACAATGTACTAGAGAGAGTCAGGTCAGCATTTGCTAAACCAATCAACATTAATTCGGGTTATAGAAGTGTTGCTTTGTGTGAAGCTATTGGATCAAAATCCACCTCACAACATTGCGATGGAGAAGCAGCAGACATAGAAATATATGGCGTAAGTAATTACGACTTAGCAAAATATATAGAAAACAATTTAAACTTTGATCAATTAATACTAGAATGTTGGGACGGTATTGACCCTAACTCTGGATGGGTACATGTTTCTTACGTCAACGATGTTGCTAATAGAAAAGATGTGCTAACATATACGAGAGCAAACGGATATACGAAAGGTATTATATAATGGAAGATGGTCCTTTTAAGCAGTATTTAGAACAAAGCACCGAAGGTGTTATTAGACAAGAATTAATAACATATAGAATAGAAGATGGTGTTTTAAAAAGACAAATAGTCACAAGAGATTTTATTGAATCTGGTGACTATCATGATACTTCATACTCACTACCTTTGGTGACTATGCATTAATGTCCACTTTAATTTGTAATTTACCTTCCGTAGACGTATGGGTTAGACGAGAATATTTAAGGGATCATCAAGATGGACATGGGGAATTCGTAAAAGGTGTCTGGGTTACTGCTAAATCTATTCCTGGCAGAAGTTTTTATTTTGAAACTTACCTTCCTGATTATGGTGCTTTGTATGACAAGCTACCTATTTCAGCATTCCTATCGAGCCCCGATACCCCGACCACAGATATGGATCTTTACAATCTTCAGTTTTGGAATTGTATGGATTATGGCGTGGTGTCTATTTGTAAACAATTTATAGGATCAATGTCCTTTGAGATACTAACAAGGGATCACGGTACAATGACGGGTACATATATTTGTACTCTTGATAATTACCATCAAGATCCAGACGTAGCTGATTATTCTACCAGCGAAACACCAGCAGAACATAAATCATTTAATCTTTTAGAATTAAAGAACGGACAGTTCTGTTTGTATCCGAACAATAGAATGAGAGTCTATGATAATTCTTTGACACCTCAAGAGCCATTGCAACCAGACTTCAAAGTAAGTACAATAGAGTACCAGGTTGAGAATGGTCAAAAATTTAGACTTGGTGATACTGACGAATACTTTTGGAAAACCAAAGATGAATGATAGAGTTTGCTTTAGTCTATATGATAGGCACGATAATAATTAATCAAGATCAAACATTTCCCAATGTTAATGATTGTCTGTATTTTGCCAGACGATTAAACGAACAACCAGAGATTCCATATCCAGATGCCAAGTTCAGAAAGATTACAGCCTATTGTAAGCCCGTGCCAAAACGTCTGCAAAATAGAAGATAATATATGTATCGGATGTTTTAGAACTTTAGATGAGATATCTGTGTGGTCTAAGCTTTCAAGCCAGAAAAGAGCAGAAATTATGGAATCAGTGAAAAAACGAGGCTCTCAGATGCCTCAGAATCGTTGAAACATAAGGCTTTGGTATGATTGGTACCTAAAATAGTCTTTTCCTTTGTACATTTAAGATAGATGCCTTAGAATTAATTCATGCTTTTTTGGAACTTATTTCTTTCATTCTAGCCTAGTTTTTTATTTTTAAGAACGAATGTATAAATAAAATGCAGAGTTAAGCATTAACAAACAAAAAAGGAATAGAAATGTTATCGAAGTGGTTTTACAATTTTAAGATAGGAAGAACAGTTTCAGCTTTACATAGTTTAGATGACGCTACATTAAAAGATATAGGTATTCATAGATCAAATATCAGATCACATGCATATGAAATTTTTAAAAATGAAAAGCCTGTAGATGATCCTATGTCAGAGTTACATGATTTGTATGTAAAATCTACTTACTAATCAACCTCGCCCCAATTGTCACATAGAGCAGTATCTACTTCAAAAGGTATCTTTAAGTCTGGTACACAAGTTGTCATAATTTCTACAATCTTATCAGCTTGTGCTTGACTTTCTATATTAAAACACAGTTCATCATGCACAGTTAAGGTTGGGCACAGTCCTTCTTTATAACATTCAACCATAGCTCTCTTGGTCTGATCGGCACTTGATCCTTGTATTAATCTATTCAAAGCTTTGTATGTATAGGCTCTTCTAATTCTACCTTTACTTCCATATTCTTTGATGGCTTGTTCCATAGGTAAAGCTCTGTTAAATCCGAAGGACACAGGTTCGTACATATCAAACCTACACTTACGACCTAGCCAAGTTCTAATAACTCCATGATCTTTTGCACGAGTCATGGCTTTTTCAGATAAAGATTTTAAAAAAGGAACTTTTTCATTATAAGTTTGTAAAAGTTTCTCTGCTTCTTCTATTTCTATATCCATAACATTAGCAAGCTTACCTTTACCCATGCCGTACATAATACCAAGGTTAACTGTTTTAGCTTGTTTTCTAGGTATGTTTGCCATATCTGCAACCATTTGATGAAAGTCAGCATTACCTTCGTGATACATTTTTACAACGTCATCTATTTGTGGGTGTCGATCTACACCTGTCAAGGTGGCACAATAATGAACTAACCATCTTGGTTCTTGTGATGCATAATCAAAGGAACCCCATTTGTGGCCCTCCTCCGGGATAAACAAACCACGAATTAATTTTTTGATCTCAGGATCTCGTGCAGGTATCTGTTGCAAATTGGGGTTGCTTGAACTAAATCGTCCTGTTACAGTTCCTCCACCATCGGATCTTAGGGAGTGAAAATCACAATGTATTCTACCATTATGAGAGTGATCGAGAATAGTATCAACAAATGTCGTATTAGCTTTATTTATTTCTCGAATTTTTATAATCTTTTGTGCAATTGGATGAGTGTTGTTCGCAAGAAATTGTTTTGTAAACATGGGAGCCCCGGACTTTTCTGTGCGAGAGTACGGAAGTCCCACGGCATCAAAGACCTTTGCTACAGATGTGGCGACCCAAGGTTCAACCGTGACTCCAGTTTCCTTGACTATTTCATCTATAAGTGATTTTTCTATTTTAGTTAAATCTTTTTTAGTTTGATGTGCCTTTTCAACATCAACACGAACTCCCTTTGTTTTCATCTCAAACAATACGGGAAGTAAATCTGTCTCTAATTCAAAAATACTTGTGCACTCTTGTTGAGTTATTTTCTTTCTTAAATTTTCCCAAAGTTTTAAAGTTATCAAAGCATCTTGCTCGGCATACTTACCTACATATCTAGGAGGTAGTTGCCACATACCAGATTTAGCATCAACACCAAACTCTTCTGCAGCAGACTTTAATAATTTTTCGTCCTTAAATTCTCCCAAGTAATCTCTAGCAAGTGAGTTAAGGTTATACCATTTTCTATTTTCATCTAATAAAGGTGCTGCAATCATTGTATCTATGATTTTACCTTTAACTTCTATACCCTCGGCTCGAAGCCAACCTAAATCGTACAAAGCATTATGAAACACTTTAGTTATTGTTTCGTCTGCACAAAGTTTTGTTAACCAATTGTACACGGCATTCTTTGGCATGTTGCCAACCTTATGCCCCGTAGGAAAATACCAAGCACTTTCGCCAGCACCAACGGCTATTCCTATTATGTATCCATCTTTCCTAGTCCACCCAGGCCCAAGAGTTAAAAGGTTTGAATCTTTTGTTTCTAAGTCAATAGATATAGTTTTATGTTGTGATAAATCTGGAAGTGTTTGAGGTGGTTCCCAATCAGAATCTACGTTGCCCCACGAAACATCTTTAATATCTTGATCTAGTAAGTGATATTGATCATGATTTGTCATTTATTATTTCTCCACCTAAAGCTGCATATCCGATAACATCTGTCCAAGAATCGTCTTTTGAAATATCTTCAGCGAGACGAGCTACCTTGACTCCTATCATACAAGCCACAACTTCCTCTGGAGTGATTGCACCATTTAATTTTTTATCTAACAGTATAGTCCATATATCGGCTATACGTTGATGGTTCTTTTTAGCAGGTCCATACTCCTTGGCTCTCTGTCCATTGATTAGTTTCTCTGCTTCTTTTAAAAAAAATTCTCTATCTTTTTTCATATGTTAAACCTATTTAATGCTGTTGATTCGATTAAGTGCAATGTTTTTTTAGCACGAGTTGCTCCCACATAGAAAGTTCTTATTTCAGAATCTTGATCTAAGCTTTCAACACAGGCCTTGGTTGAGTCAAGTAGTAGAGCTACGTTATCCGCCTCTCCACCTTTGGCTTTGTGAATTGTCGATATCCGAATCCTCGGAGTTCCCGTCAGTATCCTCTCCCCTCGTCTCCTCACTGACATTATGTATGCTACTTCCTGATCCGAGACTTTCAAGACTTTTTGCCACGGTGTCTCGTGTGTAACGCTCAAACTGCAACTCTCTAAAATATCGTCTAGAGTATAAGTTCGTTCTGCATCTAGGGACGATAGTGACTTTCTCCCAGATTTGGAAATAATATTCGGGTTCAATATTTTCGCAAAGCTCTTCAGTTCTGCTGAAGACAAGTTTTGGTTTTTGCATAGTTTAAGCCATACCTCTATTCCGTTAATAACATTTGGGGAAATAGACCAACCAGTGCCTTCTCTCCAATAGAGATACCCGTCTTCTTTGAGACGATTACAGACTTTATTTGTAATGTAATTAGTTCTCGCAAGTACCAACCATTCGCCACTAGTTAAATCTACATCAAGTATATCTCGATGCCATGTTATGGTGCCATCTTTTTTGGCGGGTTGCCATACTTTTGATTGTCTG